GCCCTTTATTCTCCGTTTGCAAAGCCAAAACAAACCGGAGTTGCCCCCAGTGATTGGTCAGTTTCTGGCAGGACGTTAGATTCAGAAACAACATCACCACGGCTCCAAAGCGCTGAAGACCTGCAAAGCGCAGGATTTACAGACTTGTTTGGCTATGTGGCAGACAGCACGATGGCTGACACAATCGTTGACGAAATTAACGGCGTCAGGCTGCCAAGATCAGTCATGCAGCAAGGTGGACACTCGTTCGGGGACAGAGGCAATCGCGGATTCGCCTCTGAAGACGTGGCATTGGGAACTAAAGAAAAGGTTTGGCGAGATATAGTGGAAGGCGGCGGTCGTCCCGCAGTGACGCCCATGACGATGGGGGCGGCGGGTGGTGACTTTAGTATGCACCAGACAATGAACTTGGCGCAGATGATCCGTGCCATGTCTGATGATATTGACCCCAACTTCACCCCATTGCGTGGTGCCGCCAAGAACAATAACAGGTTTCTTCCAGAAGGCATGGGCCTGCTTAATCCTGAGCTTCCCGAATACCTGTCGAGGTTGAAGGGCGGGGATAGGGCTGCATTTGTTAAGGCTCTTGACACTAAAGCCGCTATGGACGCAGGTGTTCCCAGTGTAGGCGCTGTCCGCTGGGCGACGACAAACCCTGATCTGATAAACCCGCCTACCTTGAGCAGTGGTTACCGAGTATTTGAGCCAAAAACTGGGGGGTTCTTTGACTACGGAGACAACCACGCCTCATACAACGCCACTATTGATCGGGTAGGTGAGAACATGACGATGGGCGATCCACGGCCTTGGTACTTGCAGTTCCCAGACGCCGCATATCCAAAGATTGTTGCCTCAACCCCCAAGGGGGCAAACATGTTAAAGCCAGAGGCAATGCCAAAAGATTTGCGTGGTTTTCAAATGAACCCCAAGATGAGCCAACCAATTGACGACCAGTATGTTGAAGCCAACATGACTTACAACGAGATTCTTCGTGAGCAGGGTAAGGACGCCGCAGACATGTACGCGATTGACGCTATGGTGAACCGCGCTCAAATGTCAGGTAATTATTAACCGCCAACAACAAGGATTACTCCAATGAAAGCACCAGTATTCAAAACCTGCAAGGGTTGCCCCACCCCCGCCGCCTGTAAGCGCGCCCGCAAGTGCATAAATAAAAAGGGCAAGAAGTAATGAGCATTACAACCTACAGTGGTCTGAAGACGGCAATTTCTGACTTTTTGAACCGCGATGACATGGCATCGGTCATTCCGACGTTCATTTCGCTGGCCGAAGCACAGATTTCGCGTGATTTGCGTCACTGGAAGCAGGAAAAGCGCGTTACAACGTCGGCTGATGAGCGTTACGAGAACTTGCCCAACGATTGGCTTGGATTAAAGCTGGCTACATTAACATCCGGGGCGATGCTGCAAACGATTTCCGCGTCTGACATGTCTGATCGGCGCGCAAGAAGTGACCTTGTCGCTGAGCCACGTTTTATTCGCTCAACGGCGGATCAAATTGAGTTTTACCCCACGCCATCCGCGCCAACAGACATAAACCTGCTGTATTATGCGCGCGTGCCTACACTTAGCGATGCAGCGCCAACCAATTGGTTACTGAGTGACGCGCCTGACGTTTTGTTGTATGGTTCGCTTGTTCACTCCGCGCCGTATCTTAGCGACGACGCCCGCGCACAAGTTTGGGCTTCGCTATATCAGAGCGGCATGGACAAGTTAAACTTCGAGAGCGCCAAGGGCCAACTTTCTGGGCCTCTAAAAATGGGGATACCTCGTTAATGCCCACAACTAATTGGTCTCAGTCTGCTGGGATGACCAGCGAGATAGAAGTAGACAGCATCAGCGGCTTTGCTGACGACGTCGAAGCATCTGCATAGCAATGGCTAAATGTGCCGTCCTGGCAATAACTGCAAAACTTGTGTATGGTGAGGCAAGTTACGCCCGAAGAGGAAAATACTGATGGCAATTAGCGTTACAAAACCCACTGTCGGCGGCAGCGAAGACACATGGGGAACCACGATCAACACCGGGCTTGATACCATTGTTGACGCCCTTAACGGCACCGCTGGCACGGTAGCGCCAGACCTTAGTACGCTGACAATCGGCGGCACTGATATTACTGCGACTGCCGCTGAGATTAATGTCTTGGGCGGCGTTACAGCGACGACGGCTGAGATTAATTATATCGACGGCGTTACCAGCGGAGTTCAAACTCAGCTAAACGCCAAGATCGAAATCACCGACGTGATCACCGACGTGACGGCTGGTAGCGGTATTGCTGGCGGCGGCTCAAGTGGTTCTGTAACAATCAGCCACGCTGACACTTCTAGCCAAGACAGCGTGGACAACTCTGGCAGTACCTACATCCAAGACATCACGCTTGATACTTACGGGCATATTACTGGTATTAATTCAGCAAGTTCACCTATACAAATTACATCTGGTAGTGCGCCTTACTATTCGGCCCGTGCTTTTGTTTATATTGCCGATGGAAGTAATGCAGCCAATACATACAGCGGCCAAAACATTGCCTCTGTTGTGCGGAACAGTGAAGGTGACTACACTATCACTTTCACAACAGCAATGCCTGATGCCAACTATGCGATTTCTACGGGACCAAACTCGCAGGGTAGTCCAAACGGTAGTTATGCTATGGCCGTTGGCTTTATGGCGAAGACGGCCAGTTCGTTTAGGGTTAAGACCAGACGCCCTAATGACCGTGACGTATTTGACTGTGACCAACTTAGTTTTGTTGTATTCGCTTGAGGGGTAAGCCATGACATGTAAGCTAGTTGGGTCTCCCACACAGCGTAAATTGGCCAACTAAGCCAGAGTAGGTTACAGATGACACTCATACCGCTAACTATACCCGCTGGCTTTTACCGTAACGGCACAGACTTGGACTCCGCTGGCCGTTGGCGCGACGGCAGCTTGGTCCGTTGGCGTGACGGCTCACTCCGCCCAATCGGCGGATGGCAGGATCGCAAGGTGGGCTTCAGCGCAAACCCAACGCGCGGAATGCACTCGTGGGAAGCTAACGACGGCACAGCTTGGCTGGCTGGCGGGTCTCACACCGAGCTTAATGTGATGACTGGCTCCAACACGGTGTACGACGTTGCGCCATCAGACTTGGCCGCTGGCCGTGCCGACGCAGAAGTCGAAACGGGCTACGGTTTTGGTTTTTACGGCACGGGCTACTACGGCACGCCACGCCCTGACTATGGCAACTTTTCCGAGGTGACGACGTGGAGCTTAGACAACTGGGGCGAGTATCTTGTCGCCTGTAATGTCGAGGACGGTCGTATACTTGAGTGGCAGCTAAACACTGGCACAGACGCTGCTGTCGTCGCCAACGCGCCAACTGATAACTCCGGCATCATCGTAACAGAAGAGCGCTTCATCTTCGCGCTTGGCTCGGGGGGCAACCCTCGCAGGGTGTCTTGGTGTGACCGCGAGGACAACACGCTCTGGACACCAGCGGCGACAAACGAGGCTGGTGACATCGAGCTGCAAACGTCTGGCCAGATTATGCTTGCTACCCGGACCAAGGGTCAGACGCTCATCATAACCGATGTAGACGCCCACACAGCGCGCTATCAGGGGCCGCCATACGTTTACGGCTTTGAGCGTGTAGGCACGTCCTGCGGGGCTATTTCACGCCTCTGCGCGGCAGACGTGGACGTAGGTGTATTCTGGATGGGCCAGCGTGGCTTTTACATGTTTGACGGCAACTCGGTCAACGAGCTGCCCTGCGAGGTTCACGACTACGTGTTTGGCGACATGAACACGGCACAGCAGAGCAAGATTTGGGCGTTCAATAACGGCCAATATGGCGAAATCTGGTGGTTCTACTGTTCTGGCGACAGTACTGAAATCGACAGGTATGTTGCGTTTGACTACAAGGAGCAGCACTGGATGGTGGGCGACATGAACCGCACATCAGGCGTGCAGCGCGGCGTGTTCAAGCACCCGTTTATGACCACCGAGGCGTCTGACCTGAAAGAGCATGAAGTCGGCCTAAACATGGACGGCGACAGAGTGTTCGCTGAGACAGGGCCAATATCATTGGGTTCCGGCGAGCAAACAATGAGCGTGACTAAGCTAATCCCAGATGAACAGTCGCAGGGTGACGTGGATGTTTCGTTCAAGACACGCTTCCACCCGAACGACGAGGAGCGCACGTATGGGCCTTACGATCCAGCTAACCCTACATCGGTTCGCTTCAGCGGGCGTCAGGTGCGTATGCTGGTCGAGGGTGACAGGCTTGCGAAGTGGAAAGTCGGCACAATGCGGATCGACGCAAAACCAATGGGCAAACGCTAATGCCAGCACCAGTACTCCCGCCACTTGGCCCAGAGTGGAAGCAGTGGGGCAGGCAGCTTTCAAGCTACCTTTCCCGCCAGCTTCCCAGACTGTTCACAAAGTCATCTGACGACAACCCGTCTGAAAACGGCGTCTTGCTGTGGGATGAAGTTGCTGGCTATCCAGTTGTCAGCAAGGGCAACGAGTGGCGTCAGGTTGTTCTAGCCAACGGCGTGGCTCACCTTGAGATTACGTCTGATGTAACAGCAGCGTCGGCCAATACGGCCTACCCGCTGACGTTTGCAATCATGGCTGGCAGCGTTGGTGTTACGCTAGGCACTCCATCGTCTCGCGTTGTTTTCACTGAGGGTGGCGCGTACACACTGAGCTTTACGGCTCAGACGCATTCATCGTCAGGTTCTACAGTCAATTTTTGGTTCTGGCCAAAATTGAACGGAGTAGACATTGTTGATAGTGCAATGCAAAACACGCTACACCAAAACAACGCGACAATGATTATATCCCGCACGCAAATCTTTAACGTAAATGCTGGGGATTACCTTGAGGCGTATTGGGCTACAGACAGCACCAATGGCAGCTTGCAGCACCACGCGGCCAACGCGTTTGCGCCAGCTACGCCTGCGGCTACGCTGGCTATATCAAGGGTAAACGCATGAGTGAGATCAACCGCTGCAAGCCTTGGATTGAAGCAGCACTTGAGTACAGCGGCGGCACACATGACTTTGACGATATTGTCGAGGGATTGCATAAGGGTGTGTTGCAGCTTTGGCCTACTCCAAGGGGGTGCATCGTCACAGAAATCGTGATATACCCGAAGAAATCGGTGTTAAACGTATTTCTGGGTGGCGGTGAGCTGGATCAAATTATGGATATGCACAAAGACGTGATAGACTGGGCGAAAGCACAAGGTTGCAGCGCCTTAACAATGTCTGGCCGTTTTGGCTGGAAGAAACCACTAAAGGCACACGGCTGGAAAGCCCAGCACGCCTCATACATTAAGGAGTTCGAGTAATGTCAGGCGGAAAAGGCGGCTCAAGCACAAGCGAAGTCACAATCCCAAAGTACGTGGAGGATGCAGCGCGCAAAAACTTGTTACGCGCAGATGACATTTCCAGCATGGGTTACGTGCCAGAGTACGGTCCAACTGTTGCGGCGTTTACGCCAATGCAGCTAGCAGCGGCTCAAAACGTGTCAGATACCGCCAGCGCGTTTGGGATGTCTGGCGGCGGCATGTCGCAGCAAGACCTCAGAGGCGGCATGGACGCGCCAACTGAATACGCTGGAGGCGTTCGCGGTTACTCATCTCAGCCAATCTATCAAGGCATGGTGGACGAGTTGGCAGCGGCACGTCCGGGTCAGTACGATTACATCAACAGTTTCTTTATTGACCCAGTGACTGGGCAAATGGGAAGCCGAGCTAGCCCTCAGTCAGCGCCAGCGCCTATGGGTACAGACCTTGGTGGTATTAATCGCGGCGGGTCATCTTCTGATAACAACTCGCACATCGACGAGGCAATGGCGGCGGCGCGCGCGTCCTATGACGCATCTCGCGGGATGCCTAATACTGGCATGACTGCTATACCGGGCTATACAACCCCAGCATCTAGTTCTGGCTCAAACCCTATCCGTAACTTCCTTACCGATGCAACTGACGGCGGCGGCATGGGCGCGTCTGGCGGGCCTCACAAGGGTCTGGGAGTATATTCGGGAATTGCAAACTTGTTTGGAGGTAATAACTAATGGCGACTCCATTACCGATTCAGGGTCAGCCGGGCCAAGCGCCACAGGGCGGTTACGCTCCGCTGACACCGCAGCGCGGTTACGCTCCGCTGGCACCGCAGGGCGGTTACGCTCCGCTGGCACCACAGGGCGGTTACGCTCCGCTGGCACCACAAGGCGACTTTAACGTAAACCAAGCAGCGGCTGGTGGACTTCAGCAGGCCATGCGGGGTACGCAGCAGGCAATGGCTGGCCCCAACATCGGCCAGTTTGCAAACCCGTACACCCAAATGGTTACGGGAAACACGCTCAATGACCTTGAGCGGCAGCGACAGATGACAGCCAACACCACTGGCGCGCAGGCGAGTGCTGCGGGAGCCTTTGGCGGCTCACGTCACGGCGTGGCTGATGCTTTGACCAACGAGGCCTACGCACGTCAAGGCGCGCAGACGTTTGGTAACTTGCAGCAGCAAGGGTTTAACACAGCGCTCAACGCAGCTCAAAACCAGCAAAACATTCAGATGGGTGGCGCAGCGCAGCTTGGGCAACTGGGGAATCAGGCTTTCAACACTGGCCAGACAATTCAGCAGAACCAAGCACATCAGGGTCTCATGCAGCAAGGCTTGCAGCAAGCACTCATTGACGCAGCACGCGGCCAATACGCAGGCTACACAGGCGCACCAATGGGTTCGCTTTCAGCGCCGCTGGCTGCACTCGGCGCTACGCCAAGCCAGTCCACGACCACGAAAAGCAAGAATCCGGGTCTGTTTGATTATATTAGCTTGGGGCTGTCTTCAGCAGCAACGGCAGCCGCTTCTGACGCTCGCTTGAAAACTGACGTCACACCCGCTGGCAAGGTCGGCGGATTCAACTTCTATAACTGGAATTGGAATGACGAAGGCAAGCGGATTGCCGATCCAAAGCAGCCGACGTATGGCGTTATGGCTGACGAGGTTCAGGCAACGCATCCGCACTTGGTTAAGCGTGGCAAAGACGGCTACCTTCGCGTAAACTATCGTGAGCTAATGGGTGAGATGGCTTAATGAATATGAATGACCGGGAACTTCTAGCTAGAACCCTGCAAGCCGAAGCTGGCAATCAAGGCTTCGGCGGCATGATGGCCGCTGGCTCGGTCATTATGAATCGCACCAACGCTGCTGGCTATGGCTATGGCCTTCGTGGCGTTATCCTCAAGCCGGGTCAATTCTCGGCATGGAATAGCGCAACGGGTTATGCGGGTGGCGAGCAAGGTCAGGATATGGCCAACATGCGGGCGAGCGATGACGCCTATAAAGCGGCAGACGCGCTTATTGCTGGCGGCTACGAAGACGAAACTGGCGGCGCAACTCACTACTACAACCCGTCAATTTCCAACCCAAACTGGGGACGTGATAAGGCTGGCGGTGACTGGAAGCAGATTGGCGACCATGTTTTTGGTTTTGCCGACGCAGGTAAAAAGCCAAACCCCAATCAGGCTATTTCCGACGACGCTATGCGTGCGCCGGGCAAGTCGCCCAAGGGCATACTCGCGCCGACACAGACATCCGAAACGGAGACTAAACCGATGATGCAGCAGCAAAAGCCACGCGGCTTACTTGA